GCACCCAGTACGGCTGGGACATGAACGGCGCGACCAACCTGGAGGAGCTGGCCCGGAAGCTGCGCGCCAGCTGCTACGTTCGCCGCGAGAAGAAGGACGTGGCCAAGGAGCTGCCCCCGTTGCAGCGCACCGAGGTTCCCATCGAGATCGACCGCGTCACCGAATACCGGAGAGCCGTTGATGATGTAGTCCGATGGGTCATCGACCGGAAGATCGAACGGGGCGTTCTGGATACGGATGATGCCCGGAAGGCCTTCGACAAAGCCTACCGCGCCGAGGCGCTGGTTCGGATCAACGGGTTGCGCCAGCTCGCTGTCAGGCACAAGCTCAACGGCTGCATCGAGTGGATCAAGAACTTCCTTGACAACGACGGCAAGCTGGTGGTCTTCGCCCATCATCGGAACATCCAGCAGCAGCTGGCCGAGGCGCTCACTGACTACAATCCGGCCACCATCTCGGGAGGCGACTCCGACGAGCAGCGCGAGGCCGCGAAGGACAAGTTCTGGAACGATGACAGCTGCCGTGTTCTGGTCGCTTCCATGCAGGCTACCAACTTCGGGCTGAACCTCCAGGTCGCCAGCAGCGTGGCCTTCGTCGAGTTCGGCTGGCACATGGCCATCATGGAACAGGCCGAGGCCCGTGTTCACCGCATCGGCTCGAAGGCCTCATCGGTCAACTCGTACTGGCTCTACGGCGAAGGCACCTTCGACGAGGACATGGTCGAACTCATCAAGATGAAGGGCAACATCGTGGACGCGGTCAATGCCGGCGAGGAGATCCCGGAGCATCTCAGCGTCATCGAGTTCCTGGAGGGCCTGGCTGCGAAGAGAAAGGAGATCGAGTAGTCGACGGAATCATTCGTTCGAACAAGGAGGGCAATGACAATGGCAAAACGACAGAAAGGATGGTTCGGGGCCGACAAGGCCGGTCTCGGCCAGATGAACGAGCACCGACCGAAGTCGTTCATCGTCAAGGAGCTGGTGCAGAACGTCCGCGACGAAGCGGGCGTCACCATCTGCAAGCTCACCATCAAGCCGGTACCGGGGAAACCGCTGGCCCAAGTGGTCTGCGCGGACGACGCGCCCGAAGGTTTTTACGACCTGCGGCACGCCTTCACTCTCTTCGCCCACACGCGGAAGCGCAAGGATCCGACCAAGGCCGGGCGCTTCAACATGGGCGACAAGCAGGTCCTGTCACTGGCGAAGAAGGCGACCGTCTCGACTACGACCGGAACCGTGGTCTTCCACGAGGACGGGACGCGGGAAGAGCGCAAGCGCGTGAAGCGGGACAGCGGCTCGGTATTCGAGGCGTACATCCCGATGACCCGGAACGAGATCAAGGAGTGCGTTCGGGTCGCCAAGACGATCCTGATGCCGCAGCAGATCGAGTACCGGGTGAACGGCAAGTCGGTCGAGCCCCGGATGCCGGACGACGTGCTCCACGATGTGACGCTCCAGACGGAGTTCGAGAACGAGGAGGGGCAGTATCGACAGACGCGTCGGAAGACCTTCATCGAGGTCTACGAGCCCGCGCCTGGCGAGGAGCCCAGTATCTACGAGCTGGGTATCCCGGTGATGCCCACGGGCGACAGGTGGCACTACAACATCGGTCAGCGCGTTCCCTTGAACTCCGACCGGGATAACGTGCAGCCGGCGTTCCTCCAGGACGTGCGAGCCGAGGTGCTCAACGTCATGGTGTCGCAGCTCCGCAAGGAAGATGCTTCCGAAGCATGGGTGCGGGACGGAGCCGCCGACGAACGCATCGAGCACGACGCGCTCCTTACCATTGCCGATCTTCGATGGGGCGAACGCCGCATGGTCCTGACTCCCGGCGACGACTACGGACGGGAACGGGGGATCGCCAACGGGTACCACGTCGTCTCACCGAAGGAGATGAGCCGCGAAGAGTGGGCGCGGATGCGGGAAGCCGAGGCCATTCCGGCTTCTTCGGTGATCTTCCGGCAGGGTGTGGCGGATGGACGTACCATTCCCCGCGATGATTGGACCGCCGGGATGCACCGGGTCGAACGCCTTTCGAAAGCAGTGTCGCGGGCTGCCTTCGACTTCGGGGTGACGGTCACGATGATGGAATCCCCGGACGCGACCTGCGCTGCGCAGTACGGCCATCGGAGGATCGCGTTCAACGTGGCGATCCTGGGGAGAGCTTGGTTCAACGGGCCGGTCGAGTCGATCCTTCGGCTCGTCATCCATGAGCTGGGCCACGAGAGCGCGGGCAACCATCTCAGCGAGGACTACTACGACTGCCTCTGCCGCATCGGCGCGGCTCTCGCTGTGGTAGACTCGAAGAAGTTCGAGTAAGGAGGGACAGATGAAAACCTGGATCATGAGCATGGCTCTGATGTTGGCCGGCTGCTATGACACCAGCATTGAGGCTCCGGCAGACGGCGGATGGGATGACGACGCGGGGACCGATCTCGACTCCGACACGGATACCGACACCGATACAGATACTGACACCGACACCGATTCCGATGTAGAAACGGACACTTCCACGGATACGGGGACTGATCTCGACACCGACACGGACGCTGATACGGATACTGATTCCTCTACAGATACGGATACTTATACCGATACAGATACCGGCACGGACAGCGATATTGACACCGACACCGGATGCGAATGCATGGCCGGTCCCTGCTGCGACGGGTGCTACTTCTTCGAACCCGAGGACGAGGTCATCTGCGAGGAAGAGGCCTTCTACCAGTGCGACGAGGAGTGCGGGGACCTCTTCCAGAAGATGGATGCGGTCAAGTACTGCGACGGCACCAGTGACAGCTGCACAGCCTCCTGGACCGGCACCTGGGAGACGTACATCAATTGCCCGGAGATGTACCCGGGATCGGTCTGTACGAGCTTCTACGAGTACGCCGTCCAGTGCATGGGCGGCTGCGTGACCTGCGACCCCGAGAACGGGGAGTGTACGTTCTGATCTCTCGGGATCGTTGATCCCGAAGAGAGGTTCACCACCAACTTCGGACTTGTCACCCGAAGTTGGGATGCGGATTGCCCTCCGTCCGGTGAGCTTCTCTTCAGGGTCAACGATCTTCAATCCCGTATATTGCGTGCAGGAGGAAACGATGCCTAGAAATCCATCTGGGGGCGGACGGGACTTCTATCCGACCCCGTATCGCTACGCGCAGTGGGCCTTCTTGCGGGCCACTGACTTCCATCCCTACGAGAACAAGCTCCACATCCTCGAACCCGGATGCGGCCTCACCTACCCCTTTATCAAGTCGGCTGCCGACATCGGCTACGACGGCGAGATGGTAGGTATCGACATCATCGACGACTGGTCGGTAGTCACCGAGGAACCGCAGCGCCGATATCGGACGGACTTCTTGACGGCCCCCTGGGAGCAGTACACTCCTTCTGAAGTCCGTGAGCACGGAGGATGGGACATCATCGCTACGAACCCGCCGTACTCTCTGGCCGAGGAGTTCGTTCGGAAGTCCTTGAGCATTCTGCATCCGACCGGGGTGGCAGTCTTCCTGCTGCGCGTGGGTTTCGCCGGCTCGATCAAACGGATGCGCCTGTTCCGAGAGCGTCCACCCATCGAGATCGGCGAATTCGTTCGGAGGTTCTCCTTCGACGGGAAGGGTACCGATTACACCGACTACTGTCTGTTCTACTGGGTCGGAGAAGTTCTCGACCGCGCGCTGCGACGGCAGTACGACGGGAAAGGCTTCACTCGGTTCTACTGGATCGACAACAGCAAGAAGGACCAGCTGGATGCTTTCGGCATCTGATCCGGTGGACTCTTCTTATATAGATGTGATCCGGATTGAAGGATTCCGACTTCGCATCTTGTAGGATTAATACATTTCGCTGAACGGAGGACCAGCATGAGACATGTAGTTCTGGCCATCATCTTCGCGGCGCTGCTCGTCGTTACCGGGGCTTTCGGCGATGAAGCGGGACTCCCGTTGGAGGCGCAGCCAATCGATGCGGGATCGGACGTGGCCGAAGCAAAACAGGAGAGCTTGCACGACCGGTTCGTGCAGGCGGTCTTGAAGTCGCGGAGCATCAAGCAGAAGAATGGCGATCGAAAACCGTACTGGTACGAGTGTGGCAAGCGCGTCAAAACCGATGCCAAGCGGCGGCAGCGTGCGTCCGAATGGGCGACCTGGGTCTTGAAGTCCATCGATGAGGCCGAAGCAGAGCATGGCGTCGAGCTGAACCCGTGGGGCGTCCTGGCGGTGGCCCACAACGAGAGCGGCTTCAACGTCTGCGCCATCGACCTTCAAACCAGGGAGTGGGCGGTCAGCGAGGGGCTCGTAAAGAACCTCCAGCTCACCTACGATCGGGAGACCATCTACAAGATCATCTCCTCGAAACAGTTCCAGCGCACCCGCATCAAGGCCGACTTCGGCCCGCTTCAGGTGCGCCGCAAGGGAGACATCAGCCGGCAGCTCCTGGATCAGATTCTCTCGCTTGATCCCGGAATGATTTGGGCAGCGAAGGAAATGGCCAAGCGGAGTGTAAATAACCCAGTGGGGCTGAACGGGGACCGCAAGCCTCACCCCCGTCCTTGGAGACTCTGGCCCACGTCAAATCCGCGATCCACGAGGTCTTTCAAGTACGACCGGCACATCACTCGGGTGGCTAAATGGCTCGGAGCGGAGACCGATGAAATCTGAGCAAAAGGGATGACGCGAATTTAAGAGTTCCCACGATTTCTGCCATACAATGGCGGAGATGGAACTCATGGCGAAACCGTCGCGAGCAGCGACCAGGAGGAGACGGGTGAGGTCGGAAGTCATCTTCCACGAGCTGGTGCGCCGCTACTCCCAGACAGAGCAGCCGTTCGATCCGAGCCAGCTCCAGGTAGGACAGTCGGTGTACGGCCCGGAGGGCAACGAGTACCTCGTCGTGGAGAACGCCCCGGACACCACCAACACGGTCCTGATGCCTGCGGATCAAGCCGGAGCCGCTGTTCCGGAAGGGGTTGAGACCCTGGACAGCGCCGAGCTGGAGATGAACTACTCACTCCAGCCGGCCACGGGGCTGGCGACGACTGCCGTGATCAAGAAGCTGCGGGAAGAGGACAAGGACGGCAGCGGGAAGGAGTGGGGGCTCTATACGAGCGACGGCTCCAAGCTGCTGGGACGGCACGAGACCAAGGAAGACGCTCTCCAGCAGGAGAAGGCCATCAAGGCTCACGGGGGCTCTCGCATCATCGCCGGCTATGTCGACGAGGACAACCCGAGCTTCTCCGATCCTCCGGATCCGACCACCAAGCAGGTACGTGCCCCTGACTTCGCTCATTTCGGCCCTCAGGAGCCGGAGACGCCGGAGTGGTCACCAGGCAGCGGAGGACCCAGAACTCCCCGCTACGACCCGCTCACGCACTCTCAGGACACGCAGACGAGCGCTCCGCGCCCGTCCGGGCCGGTCGACCCCGATGATAAACCTCCTCGCAAGGAGAGGCCCTTGCGTCCCTACCTGCACGAAGGGGCGCTTCGGATGGACATCGGCGAGCTGGAGCCCTATCGCCAATCGGGTTCTCCGCTGGAGAACGGACCAGGCTGGGACAGCGAGGAAGACATGCTGCGGATCGGGGAGAGCGGCTACACGGATGTCATGAACGACATCCGGGCGCTGGTGGATGGCGGCTACTCCACCATCGACGTGATCCTCAACATCGGGGAGCTGTACCCGAGAGACCTCGGCGAACGTGTATTGTCCGAGGCAAGGAAGAAGGGGATAATCTGATGCCTCGATACATTTGGGAAGACGATGACCGGCAGACCTACCGAGGCGATCTTCAACCTAAGATCATGGAGTTCCGGGGACTGCTCAGCGATGCCGGCCTCTACTACGCGCCGGAGACGAGCCCGGTCTCGATCTTCCATTACCTCGGTCTCGAAGGGGACGAGGCCGACCAGTGGGCCACCATTCAGGGCTACAAGGACATGATGTCCCACCGGGACGAGTCGAACATGGAGATGGTCATCGAGACGCTGAACAGCATCGATCCCACCAGCGAGGACTTCGTTCGTCTCGACAACGGCGAGTACGCGGTCCGCGTCCTGGAGCCGAGCGGCGAGCTGACGGATGTTGGCCAGAAACTGGAGGAGCTGGCCGGCGCGCTCATGGACTACCCCGTACTGAGTGATGAAGACGTCAGCCGGCGTGAATACGAGGAGACCTTGGAGAACATCCGAATGGAAGCCCCAATGGTCTCCGACACAGCCCCGGACGACTGGGAGGAGAAGGTCTTCGGCTGGCTGTGGGAGAACAACCAGGATGCGCTGGATTATCGGACCGATACCGGCGGCTCCTATCCCTCCGAAGAGCAGATCGGGGAAGCCCTCAAGGCGCTCGGATGGCTGGAGGAGGAAGAGGACGAAAACCTGGAGTTCGACCGCCAAGGTCGGTACAAGAAAGGTCTCGGGGACGGCCAGTTGGAACGCATCGCGAGACGGCTGAAAAAGTAGCTCTAGTACTCTTTCTATATTGACAGCCTCCCTCATTCTATGATATTTATCAGGTTATGAAGAATCCAAACGAGATGAACGCCCCAGTTCCCAAAGATCCCATCAAGGTTGTCCGTGAGAAAGATGACGAGCAGTATCAGGACGGCGTCACCTGCTCGTGGACTGGATATCTCAACGGGCATTGGAGCCAAGAGCGCCCCAAACGCATCGGGCGCTACCTCGTTGCCGACAAGTTCGGCAACATCGCCGGCTACGTGACGTTAACTCACGATCCTGCGACCGGTGAAGTTCAGCCCAACAAGGATTGGGACGGCTGGTGGTGGTCGTTTCCACTCCCTCCGCCTCCTGTTTCCCCTCCGAAGGAGTGGCCCGAGTCCAAACCTCATCTCAGGTTGGTGAAGAACTAGGCTTCTCGATCCGCTTCCTGTATATTCAGAGCATGTTCCCGACGAACAAAGGTCCGACACGGATGGTCGATCTTTTGGACGGTGTGTTCATCTTGCCGAACTTCTACACGGTCGAGTCCGCGTGCTTGGGCGCTGTGGCGCAGATGGCGATGGAGCAGCCTGAATCCTCTTTCGACTTCCAGTACCTCATCACGGCCTCTTACTTCTGGGGTATCCGAAAGATCGATACCACGCTCTATCTGAACGGTGATGGCGAGGTTGATACGGTCTATTTCAACGGGGTCGATCTCGATATCGCTCCGTGGGAGATCGGCTGCGTCAACGACATCGACTGGGAGGATGTCGATGGATAAGGAGCGCCTCGACCGGGTGTGTGACCTGCTCGTGGAGCTGGAGGGGCAGCTGGATCAGGAGGTCGTCGTTGCCATCGGACGGCAGTATTACGAGATCGAACGAGTAAGATTGGAGGGAGAGAAGGTGGTCATCGAGTGCGGGGAAGGAACATGAGCAAGATAAAACGGGCGAATCTTCGGCAATGGGCGTTCACTGCTCAGCAGGCTTCCGAAGCATTCGCCGACTATATCAAGAAGGTCGAGGGCGAAACGGTCGGGGTTGTGGCTGCGGTCAACATCAATGTCGACACGCAGCAGGGGCTGCTGATCTGGACAGTCACCGACATGCCGTCCAAGAATGGCCCTCCGGTGCCGTTTTCAGGCGGTATCCAGGGCGACGGAACGCTTCACTGATGGAGCCGGGAAAAGTACAGAAGGGCGACCACGTCTTCTACGTGAACCTCGATGAGAGGAGTGCGAAGCTTTTCCGGGTGGAGGCGCAAGAGGTCATTTACCCCGGCACGACCCACGAGACGGTGATCGGGAGGACCTATGATGTCGACACCTCCAACTGGATCGAGCACCACGTCTCTTGCAATGATTACTGGCTCAGCAGGGAGACGGCGCTCGACCAGGCGAAGATCAAGCTGGTCGACGAGATGCAACGACTCCGGGCGCAGGCAATGTCGCTCGGTTTTCACTTGAGGTAAGGAGGCGAGCATGAGCGGCGACGAGAGTGTCACGATTCGAGAACATACCGAGGACTTGGATGGAAACATCTGTTTTCACTGCACCACTCCGGACGGCAAGGATCTCCAGATCCTGCGCCTGGAGCCCAACGGCGATATCTACATCCACGGACGCCAGGCCGAGAGCGACGTGGCGATCGTTGCAGCTCTCAGGGAGTTCTTGAAGGGCGCGCTGTTCCCCGGCTCGACCGGCGAGCTGGTGCACCAGCCTGGGTTCGAGATCATTCGGCGACTCCAGCGTCGTGTTCATGTCCTGGAAAAATGCTTGTGGGACCACAACATCACAGTCCCGGTGGAGAACGTCTGATGGACCCCGAGGACATGGTCACCGAGCTGCAAGAGCACATCGACGAGACGGACGGGATGGATTACACGAGCTGGGAGATCGACTTCGTCCAGTCCATGACCGAGCTGGTGGACGATGGTCGGGAGTTCACGGAAGTTCAGATCCAGAAGATCGAGGAGATCTACGAGCAGTACCTCCCGTAAGCATCGCCATGAAAAATATCGGCACTTCACAGTTACCAAACACCTACCGTTTATACTGTATGGGGATGTTGGGACTGGAGTCGAAACGATGCTGGAATGGACTATCTCGGGGTGGATCATTGCGGGTCTCGTGGGGTTCGTGATGGGTATTCTCGCAGAACGATACATCGGTCACGTCGAGCGCAAGAAGAAGGACAAGTCGAGATGACGAAGATCATGCCGGTGCTCTCTATCGAGTGCGGACCTCGAAGCTGCATCACGAGAAGCCACCGGATCGTGGACGGAGAAGCTGTTCAAGGTCTGAGACCTTGCGAATGGTACAGATCGCGAGGCTCCGAAGAAAACGAAGCATCGTGCCTGTTGTTCGAGACCAGCCAGTTGAAGAAGAAGAACATCGGCAGGTACGCCTTCGGAGTTCGCTGTGCGGCCTGTCGGACCGCCGAACGTGTCTTCAACCAAGTTCAGCTCAACGCCACCCAGATGGTGATGGAGATGCACGAGACCATGCGGGATGGTCTTGTTTCCTTGGTGGAGATGCAGGAAAAGGTGGGGAAAGTCGCGCTCTCGCGAGGAGGATGAGATGATCAAGGTAAACATCGTCTACAAGAACGAGTCGGGCGAGACGGTCAAGACCGATCAACGGGACGTGGAGGTCGACTTCAACATCGAGTTGACCCCAGCCGATCTTCAGGCGGCTCAGGATGCCGGCAAGACAGTGGACGATCTCGTCGAGGAGAAGGTCCTGACCGAACTTCAGTCGACTTTGGCTACGACCGAGGTGACACCGGTCGTCGGGAAAGGAGACGTCGCCCGTATCATTCCTGGCGAGGCGATGGAAGTGGCTGGTCCGGTTGCCGAACCCGAGGCGGACGAAGCTCCTCCCTTGGTCGAAGGCGGTTGATTTTTATAGCACCCAATGAACATCGAGTAGAATTAACGGGATGATCGTTCTCGGCATTACCAAGCAAGGACTCCGCCGCCTCGCGGGAGCAAAGGTGCTTCATCTGTACGACTTCGACGGCACTCTGTTCCGTAGTCCCGAGAAACCGAAAGGGTGGCCCGAGCGAGGATGGTGGTCCAACGAGAAGAGCCTGGAGGAGCCTCAGGTGCCCGAGGAGCCCACGACCGACTGGTGGGTGCAAAAGGTTCTTCGAGACGCTCACGAGTCGGAGCAAGCAGCTGACGCGGCGTTCGTGCTCGTGACTGGTCGCTTCGAGAAGTTCGAAGATCGGATCAACGAGCTGCTCGATCAACAAGATCTCGACTTCGATGAGATCCGGCTCGCCCCGGAGGGCTCTCGCTCAGAAGTCTGGAAGCCCGAGATGCTCCGTCAACTCATCGAGGAACATCAGCCGACACGGGTGGAGATCTGGGAGGACACTGACAAGGTGATCGAAGGTTTCGAAGAAGTCTGCAACGAGGCCGGCGTCGAGTTCGAGATGCATCGCATTGACGAAGAGCCCCATGAAGTGATGGAGGAGCCCGATGTCGAGTGATCCGTTCGGTGGCGGCTATCAGGAAGAGAAGGAGCGCATCGAGCGCGAAGGATTCGAGGTCGACTGGGACGATGTCTTGACAGATCTTGAATGGGGGCTTCCGCAAGCTGCCGCGCAGGCTGCCTCGGTCTTCAGCCACGTCGACTGGAACAAGCTTCCGAGAGGAGGCATTACCTTGGCCCGAGCCGAGGAACGGTTCACTTCTCATCCTCGTTTCCGAGAGCTTCAGGAACTCATCAAGGACATTGCCCTGGATACCTTGGGCAACGTCGTTGATGAGACTCTGTAGCAGCTTCTCTTTTTTCGGATTAGCTTGACTTCGTGGTGGACTATCTGCTATACAGAGAGGGTGTCAAAGGGAGACCCAAAGAAGATGATCGGTGTCCTTGCTTGGTTGGTCTCGAAGATCACATCGCCGCCTCCTCCCCCGGCGCTTCGAGTCAATCAGGAATACTCACGGTTGACAGCCGCTAGCTCCCGGCACCGATCAGAGTCGAAAAAAGGGGTTTTTGTGGCGCACCAACACGCCCGCGCCACGATCCGGTACTTAACTCAAGTACCGGATACTTAGAGGTGGCATGCGGGTTGCGCCCGCGATCTACATGTGAAGATCTAACCAGGCCGGTGCTTTTGAGCATCGGCCTTTTTTATCTAGAATTTGCTTGCTTATCGGGTAGACTCTGTGCTATATAGAGAGAGTATCAAGAATGACACCAACAGGAGGGCAATGACATGACAAAGAAGGCTCCGAAGTGGAAGAATCGTCCCAAGTGGGCGAAGCCTCTCAGCGCGCTCCTTTGGGAGCACGTCTGCGAATCGGCGGCGGACCCCAGTCGTCCGACGCTGGCAGGTGTCAAGCGCAACCGTGCCGGCCAGCTGAAGGACGGTATAACTTGTCACGAGTGCGAGGCGGTCGCGCACCGGTTGGGGCTCGACTGATGGAGTTCCAGAAAGGAGAAGAAGTCATCCGTACTGACACGGGGGTCTTGGGCATCGTGGTTGATCCGCGTGCCTGGAGCCGTTACCCCCACGGCGACGTGATCGGCGTCCAGTGGGAGAGCGGACTCGGCTCGAACTTCGGTTCGCAGTGGACGCCCGTCAAGATCATCCGGAAGAAGGAGAACGGCTGATGAACCATCAATCCGTAGCGATTGACCTGTTCTCGCGTAGCTATCCTGATACGACCGGGACGGCGCTCCGCCACCTGAAGGTGATCGAGCAGGTGCGAAAGCATCCGGGGTTCGAGAACTACCAGCGGCGTGGGCACGCTCCTTGCCACGAGCAACTGGAGAAGCTCGGCCTGGTTGTCATCGGAGCGCCTTGTGCCAGCGGACTTCGTCCCGTGGAGTTGACGGAAGACGGGCGCATCGTTGCCTCGATGCTCGACGGCTTGTACCGAGGATATCTCCATCCCGTTCGTTGTCGATGCTGCGGCAACTTGATCGACGGGGAAGACCCGATCACGGACCTGTGCTGGGGATGCAACAGACTCTCTAAAGAGGGCTAAGATGGCAGGAGCACCGCAGTTCAAAGTCTACACCCCCGAAGGCGAGTACGTTGCGGCCTGCAAGCTGCCGGAAGACGCTGCCGCCGTCGTGGCTGCCTACGGGCCGGGGGCGACTATTCGGAACGGTCATCGCAAGAAGGACGTCGTCTACACAGAAGGCGTCGATGGCGACGCCGGAGACTCCTACGACGAAGTCGCTCGCATCGTTCATGAGCGCGTCGAACAGCAACATGTCGCTGCCCGTGCCTGGGCTCGATCGGTGGCCGAACCTCCCAAGCTTTAGATTTCCGACCCACCTTCCTGTATATTTATCTTCATGAGAAACCGTCCAAGACCATACCGAAGTGTTGACGAGTTCATCTTGGAGAAGATGGGAGAACGTCTGGTAGGGGAGCTGATGCCGCCTCCAAAGATCATCGACATCCCGTTGACCGACATGGCGGTCGACATCTATTCGCTCGACGAAGCTGCCGACAGTATCCTTCACGGAGTAGGCTCAGCCGGTTCTCAGGCCCCCGTAGAGGTCTGGGAGGAGCAGGGCAAGTTCATCATCTTCAACGGAGCCGAGCGCTGGCTGGAAGCGCTCGTGGAGCGTCAGAAGAAGGTTGCCGCAATCATCTTGGGGCACGGTCTCATCCCGTTCCAGCCGGGTATCTTCTTCCAGGCCGACCTGGACGACCCGACCTTCGGGTTGGAGACGGTGCTCCCGCTCGACGTCGTGAAGCGTCTGTTCGGGGGCGGAATGTGAGACTCCACGGTCTCAACCGAGAGTCACTTCGACGTATCGCGAGATACGTGCAAGTGGAGACCGATGATCGAGCTATCTGGGACAACGATGATCCGGAGGGCGCGGAGTTCGAGCCCGTAGCTACGCTGGCAGACGAGTACGGAGGTCGTGCTCAGATCGCCATCGATGATCACTGTTACGTGGTGCTACTCAAGCAGCAGAATGGACGATACGATGAGACTCCTTGGATCTTCAACGAGGCGTGGGAAGTCCTGCGGGACCTTCCTCCGGTGAAAGAGGGATGAGACTTCGGGGACTCGACCGGAACGCGATCATCCGGGTCGGAATGCGTAGTGGCATGACTGTCCAGGGCGCGCTTGACAGCCTTCGGCGTGTCGCTCAGCAGATCACCGACGAGATGGAACAGCACTTCTACGACCGGACCAACAAGCACATCGAGCGCGTGCAGAAGTACTGCAAGAAGATCGAGGATGCCTGGGACGGTTTCGACGGCCTGATCGAGCGCGGTGAAGAACACGACCAGATCAAGTTCGAAGAGCCCGAGCTGGAGCCGTACATCTGGCTGACCTGGCGCTACAAGTGCGAGGATGAGGGCATCGAGTGCGAGCTGCCCGGGGGGATGGAGGACGCGATCAACGTCGCCACGCAGCACCACATCCTGAACAGCAAGCATCACCCTGAGTATCATCAGATGGAGACGCTCGATGTGGTCGACGAGGACGACCGGGATGCAGCTCCCGACGAGGTCATCGACGGTACCGGGATGGGCGACCTCGACATCGCGGAGATGGTGGCCGACTGGTGCGCGATGTCCGAGGAGCTAGACGGCGATCCGAAGAAATGGGCCGACGACAACATCGATGTCCGCTGGCACTTCGCCGACGAGCAGGTCGATCTCATCTACGACCTCATCGATTCGGTCTGGGAGGACTGATGCGGCTCCACGGACTGAACACGGAAGCCCTTCGTCGCATCGGTGACGAGGTGCCCGAGATCGAAGAGGATGAACCTGAGCGGGCCATCGAGCGGGAGAAAAGACGCTTCGAAGAGGAGAACGCGTTCTCTCAGTGGATGCTTCTTCTTCGGCTGCTTCCTTTCGTAACGGGTCGGAACGCCCAGCAGGGCGACGCCCTCGCCTTCGAGCACGGGGGTGATGCCCTCGGCGACCAGTGGGACGCCTGGATCGTCGCCAAGGACGCAAAGACCGGCGAAGGGCTCGGCTACGTGGACTACACTCTCTGGCGCGGCGAGACGCATCTCAAGATGATCGAGGTCAAGCCCGAGGCGCAGGGAAAGGGAGTAGGCCGCGCGTTGATCCAGGAGCTGATGCGCGAGAACGAGATTCCCTATGAGGACATCCAGTGGGGGATGACCACGGAGAGCGGCACCGGCTTGAAGGAAAAGCTCGACTCTGAACTTTCTGCTTGATCTCTTTGAGGGCTTCTTCTATATTTGAGACTTCGCCGCGTAGCGGCGCGAAGAAGCGTGCGATGAAGAAGAACCAGACAGCACGACCAGCCCGGAAGCCTACACCACCCCGCGAGGGGCTGTAGACTATCCGGGTGTAGTGCAATCTGGTAGCACGCTAGATTCGGGATCTAGAGGTTGGAGGTTCAAATCCTCTCGCCCGGACCGAGGAGAGACCGATGAAACGTCGAAAGCGAATCGGAAAGATGATCGCCCCCACCGCCAAGGCTCCCCGCCTCTGGTGTCTCTCCTCGTTTATCCAGCATCAATCACTGCTTTATCTAAGCTAATCGTTTCCAGTTCGGAAGCGTAGCCTCAACGGTAAGGCCCCGGCTTGGAAGGCCGAGAGCACGGTTTCCCGTGGTCCTGGTTCGAGTCCAGGCGCTTCCGCTCGAACGGTAAAGAAGTGTTAAGTGATGGAAAGATTTACCAATCGGAGGGCTGCCAGAACGGTATTGGAGCGGTCTCGAAAATCGCGGTCGTCGGCGTTGTCCCGGCGTGGGGGTTCGAATCCCTCGCCCTCCTCCGGGGTCGTAGCTCAACGTGTAGAGCATCGGGCTTTGGACCCGAGTACGGCGGTTCGACTCCGCCCGGCCCTGCTTGTCCCGGTAGCTGAGCAGGTTCAAGCGGGGGACTGCAAATCCTCAGACGCCGGTTCGATTCCGGCTCGGGACTCAGTATTGAAGAAAGTTTTAATTAGGATCCGAACTATTAAAGAAAATGGAGGAAAATTTTAATGTGGAGGACTGGCAGAATGGTATCGCAGCGCCCTGCTAAGGCGTCGTCCGGTTCATCCCGGTGCAGGTTCGAGCCCTGCGTCCTCCGCTGTGGCCGTAGCTCAACTGGTAGAGCGCCGGGATGTGGCCCCGGTCGTTGCGAGTTCAAGTCTCGTCGGTCACCACGGGAGAGTAGTGCGAGCGGTCCAGCACGGAGGTTTCCAAGTCCTCAAACCCAGGTTCGAATCCTGGCTCTCCTGCCGAGCGTCCGTGGCTCAACGGCAGAGGCACCGGCTTTAAACACCGGGGGTTCCAGGTTCGAATCCTGGCGGACGCATCGAGCGACCGTAGGCCAACTGGCAGAGTCGCCTGTTTCAAAAGCAGGATGTTCCGGGTTCGACTCCCGGCGGTCGCACTTGGTTGATCAGATTCGTTCGAAAGTGAGCGACAACGGAGGTTGCTGACAGCAGGTGAAACACAACGCGCGTGTAGGCCAACTGGCAGAGTCGCCGGACTGAGGGTCCGGATGTTGGGGTTCGAATCCCTCCACGCGCAACGGACAGGTAGCTCAACTGGTAGAGCACCGGATTGAAGTTCCGGGTGTAGGCGGTTCGACTCCGTCCCTGTCCACCAGATGCTAATTAGACGCTAATTAGCATCTAGATAGCGCACGGGTAGCCCAACTGGTAGAGGCGCTGGGTTCAGGCCCCAGGGCAACG